TTCTACTGTGGAATATGGCGGCCACACAGTCAATCTAGATTTACACTCTGGAGGTAATACCATAAAGATAGGCCAAGAAACAGGCACAGGAAACGCTGATCATTATGCACAGATTTATACTTATGGTGGAGAGAATAACAACCTCTTCGTCAAACAAAAGGGTAATGGAAATAAGACACTAAATATGACTATAAGAACTGATGGTGGCACACAAGATATTTTACAGAAGGATGATGGCGCACACACTGCTACTATAGATTTGACAGGAGCATATCACACAGACTTATCAATGACGCAACGGGGGAGTACAAATCAATCATATTCCCTCACGCAGAATTGTCAAACAAGTGGTGGATGTACTGTGGGTATTACGCAAGGTAATTGATATGAAAAAATGGATTATATCATTATTCGTTATTTTAGTATTGTGTGGATTGCGTTTTGCAGACCCGTGGTTCCTAGACATGGTTCGCCTCAAGGCAATGGATCAACATCAGCGCAATCAAGAAACATTGATTATTGATAATATTGCTACCGTAGTTATCAATAATCAGACAATTAGAGAATATGGACAATGGCCGTGGGATAGGGAAACACTTGGTAATGAGATTATCAAACTCTATCAAGCAGGAGCGTCATTAGTTGTTGTTCCTATTTTATTCGCAGACCCAGATCGTGGGGGTAAAGATACATTCTTTGCTAACGTGCTCAAACAAACACCAACTGTTATAGGGCAGATACCCAGTGCAGACAATAGTAATTCTGGTGTGGTGCGTGGTGTGGCAACGATTGGCCATCCTTGGAAAAACTGGGTATATAGATATCCCGGTGTAGTTGGGCCCATACCAGAGCTTGCAAAGAATGCTAATGCTGTTGGTATGATGGTTATTGCACCAGAGGCCGATGGTGTAGTTAGGCGTATGCCTTTAGTCGTTGCGGTAAATGATAAAATATATCCATCTATCAGTATGGAAATCCTACGCATGGCATCAGGGGATGTATCATTCCAAATGAAGACAGGTATTGCTGGTGTAGAAAAATTACGCATCCCCAAATACAAAATGATTGACACAGATGCTAATGGTAACATATGGTTGGACTTTCAGTGGAGAACAGAAACTCATCCCCTACATGAGAAATTACCAGACTTCAAAGGTAAAATTGTTATACTAAGTATGACTGCTTCTGGTCTTGGAAGCCCTGTTGCAACCCCTGTGGGGGTCATACAGTCACATGACCTTATTGGCGCATCACTTGCCACCATGATGACAGGCCGAAATATAACTCGCCCATTTTGGACTGATCTTGCTGAATTAGCAATTAGTGGTATTGGTGCATTAATCTTAGCACTAACAGTTCTTACATTAGCGTGGTATTTTGGTGCAGTATTATTGCCATTGTTCCTTGCTGGTTCATTCTATGGTTCATCATATTTGTTCACAGAATACAGTTATCTGGTAGATTGGTCATATCCTGTCCTTACTATGTTTGTGGTTTGGGCAATTGCATCATTCCTGCGGTTCATGGAAGAATATAAGCAGAAGATGGAAATCAAGAAGCAGTTCGCTGGTTATGCCAGCCCAACTGTTGTCAGGCTACTACAAGAGAATCCATCACTAATCAAGGACGGTATGAAGAAGGAGATTAGCATTTGCTTCTCTGATCTTCGTGGATTCACACCATTAGGTGAAAGCTTCGGTGATGATGTAAAGGGCCTTACTGAAATCATGAATGGATATATGGATGCAATCACACAACCTATTTTAGATTCGAATGGTATGGTAATCAAGTATATCGGTGATGCGAGTATGCACATTCATAACGCACCCATAGATGACCCAGACCATCCCAACAGCGCAGTTAAAACTGGGCTACAGATGCTAGATGCAGTAGTGAAGTTTAACGATAAGATTGTTGCTGAAGGCAAGCCGCCTATAGGAATGGGTGCGGGCATCAACACAGGATTGGGATATTTGGGTGAGATGGGTTCTACCATGAGACACAGTTATGATGTTCTTGGTGATGCAGTCTCTACCGCTGCTCGTATTGAGAGCAAGTGCAAAGAGTATGGTTGTCTCTTGTTAGTCGGTGAATCTACCTATGACATGACTGAAAACGACTTCTTCTATCTCAAAGTTGATGAACTTGCCGTGAAGGGTAAGACTATCGGTATTCGTATCTATACCGTTCTAAGTGAAATGGATTGGATGATGAAGAATACTAATTGGTGCATAGCAGAAAGTCAACACATCAAGATGCACGAATATTATCATAACCAACATTTTGATCACGCTATTCGATTGTGTAATGATTTGATGAATGAATTTGATGGTAGGATGAAAAACTATTATATTATGTGGATTGAACGCTGTGAGTTTATGAAAACACAACCACTTGAAGAAGATTGGAATGGTGTATTCATTGCTACTACAAAATAAGATGTATTAGTTTCAACCACAAAATACTAAATATATGTATGAAAAATGGATTATATTATTTTATATTAGAAATAAAATGGAAGGTGTTTATTCTTAATGACAACTATTGATACAACAGAATCATATAAGTACGGCTTCACAACAGATGTTGAGATGGAAAAGTTTTCGGCTGGATTGAATGAACAAGTCATTACATCCCTAAGTGAAAAAAAGAATGAACCACAGTGGCTATTAGATTGGAGACTGAAAGCTTATCATCATTGGCTCAAAATGGAAGAACCTAAGCATTGGCCTAATATAACATACCCAACGATAAACTACCAAGACATCATTTATTTTTCTAGACCAAAAAAGAAATACAATAGTATTGATGAAGTACCGCAAGAAATCCTTGACGATTTTGAGAAACTAGGAATTCCCTTACAAGAACGAGAGAAGTTATTAAATGTGGCTGTAGATGCCGTGTTTGACAGCGTTAGCGTAGGCACTACATTTGCTGCAAAGTTAGAAAAAAAGGGTATCTTATTTTGTAGTTTTAGTGATGCTGTGAATAAGTATCCAGAACTGGTGAAGAAGTACCTTGGTAGTGTAGTTCCGCAAGGTGATAATTATTTCGCTGCATTGAACAGTGCAGTGTTCAGTGATGGTAGTTTTGCATATATACCGAAGAACACAAAATGCCCTATGGAGCTCAGTACTTATTTCAGAATCAATAGTAAGGATACAGGACAGTTCGAACGAACACTGATAATTGCAGACGAAGGTTCATATGTGTCATACTTGGAAGGTTGCACAGCACCGATGCGTGATGAGAATCAACTTCATGCGGCTATTGTAGAGTTAGTAGCTTTAGACAATGCAGAGATTAAGTATTCTACTGTACAAAATTGGTATCCCGGTGATAAGAACGGGAAAGGGGGTATTTACAATTTTGTTACTAAGCGAGGCAAATGTAAAGGATATCGCAGTAAGATTTCATGGACACAGGTAGAAACAGGTAGTGCTATTACATGGAAGTATCCGTCATGCATATTGCAAGGCGATGAAAGTGTAGGAGAATTCTATTCAGTTGCATTTACTGGTAATTACCAACAGGCAGATACTGGCACCAAAATGTATCACTTGGGGAAGAATACTAAATCTACTATAATCTCTAAGGGAATATCAGCTGGCCACAGCAATAATACATATAGAGGGTTAGTAAAGATTGGTAAAGGAGCAAATAATGTTAGAAACTATACACAATGCGATTCTCTGATAATGGGTGATAAGTGTGGAGCTAATACTATTCCATATATAGAGTGTCAAAATAGCACGGCGACAATAGAACATGAGGCTACGACATCAAAAATAAGCAATGATCAAATGTTTTATTGTAGACAACGAGGCCTTGATGAACAGGATGCACGAAATCTTATTGTGAATGGGTTTTGTAAGGAAATATTCAATAAACTACCAATGGAGTTTGCTGTTGAGGCAAATAAGTTACTAGAAATTTCTATGGAAGGTTCTGTAGGATAATATCAATATCAGGAAAAAAAGACTTGACAATTCCTTGACAGTGTGTTATATTATGCTTGTAGATTAGTTATAACAGAAAGATATAAATATGAACATGGATGTTTATCTTCACACAGCACTTGCAATGAGTGCTATCGGTGCTGCATATTACGCAGGCCATTATTTCTCAAAATCACATATTGAGAATGTCATTGGCTATATGCTTGATACCCTTGAAGAAGAGGGATTCGTTGCAACCAAAGAGGATAATGACGGAGATAAGGAGCTTATTCTTATTTCAGAGTTAATCGCAGCTGCGGTTAAAGATTCTAAAAAAATCACTTGACAAACCCTAAAAAATAGTATATAGTTATATAATGAGCGGTATGCATTTATTGCCTGTGTATTATTCGACTACGAATAATCGCAAGCGCAAACAAAAAAAGAAGACGGCCTCTGTCCTAGAGGCAGAGCGCCAACACGCAAAGTTTCTCAAGAAGATGGGTATAGGCACTCGTAGCTCAGTTGGATTAGAGCAACGGCCTTCTAAGCCGTGGGTCGCAGGTTCGAGTCCTGCCGAGTGCGCCAACAGTATTATGTATGATTCTTCTATGGCAAAGAAACCAGAGAAGATTTATACTGGTATTGAGATTATCGGTATTGCACAGATGCATAAGTCTAATGCAGTCCCAGTTCGTGGTAAGAAACAGGCAGAAGAGATTGCCAAGATGAGGCGAGGATAAAATGAAAAATAAAGATTATGTCGTTGTTACTACTATTTCATCGTATCGTATGCGTTATGCAATGCATCGTGATGATTTACAGAAACAAAATCCACAAGATCCAGTTAATACTATTGAGTGGGCCCAAGATACAGTTTCAGCTGAAGAGTGTGAGGAGTTTTCTCAAAAATATATGGGAGAATATATTACCGATACTGTTGAGATGAGTGAAGATGATATGCTTGAGCTCTTTGATAAGGATAATGATTATCTTAGTGAATGGCCAAAGGATCAAAAAATTGAGTGGGTGAGGAAAAATCTTAGTTCAGATAATGAATGCTAATATTTTCGATGAAACCTTCAAGCTTGCACAGGCAGTAGAACCTGTTCGTGGTGCAAGGATTGCTGCAGCTGTGGTACACAGGGGTAAGATTATATCATATGGATTTAATCATAAGAAGTCGCACCCCTTTCAGGCTAAGTTCTGCAAGAACAATCATGCGGTATTCTTTCATGCAGAGGTCCATGCAATCAAGAACGCACTAACATCTGTTGATACAAATGATCTATCTAAGTGTGAACTATATATTGTAAGAGCAAAGAGAGATAAGGCTAACAGAAAATGGATTAGTGGTATGTCAAAACCATGCACTGGATGCCAAAAGTGCATTGACTTATTTGACCTAAAGAATGTATACTATTCAAAAGAAGGAGAATTAGGGTGAGAATCGAAGTACGAAATAATAATGTTGATAAGGCTATTAAAATTTTAAAGAATAAACTTACTGAAGATGGCTTCTTTAATGATATGCGAGAACGAGAGTTTTATATGAGTAGAGGTGAGAAACGACGGCATGAACGTGCTGCTTCGAAGCGGCGAATACATCGTAATCTTGAAAAACGAATGAAAGAGTTCGGTTATTAAATGGAATTAAAGGAACATGAAAATCCTTCTAAGACTTCGACGCCCCTTAAACATCAGCATCCATTAAGCTGGTGGCTGAAGTGGGTATCGTCACTGGTTTTGATTGTTGCAATGATTGGTACTACAAACAACCTATATCCCTACAATATGTTTCTACAGTTTATAGGGGTTAGTGGTTGGTTGTGGGTAGCAATTCTCTGGAACGATAGGTCACTAATTGTTGTGAATGCGGTTGCATGTGCAATCTTTCTCAACGGTATCTTTCAATATTTTCTAAAGGGATAAATAGTAACATGGCACGAAAAAAGATAACTGCTACTACAGACAACAGTGAGTGGAAAGCGCCTAAGAAACGCAAACCTCGTAAACCTATGTCTAAGGATCAAAAGGCTGCATCCTCAAAACGTCTTGTAAAGGCAAGAGCAGCCCGAGCAGAGAAAAATCCAGACTATGGTCAGACTAACATTCATGCAAGTCTACGGAAGCTTCCTGATGATCACCAATTGAGCCCTGATAAAGTTAAGAATTGGATTAAGCTTCAGAAAGACTTAGCAAAATCTGAACGTACTGCTGTTAAGCAAAATGTAAAGGGTGCTGTAGCAAGACTTGCTAATCATGAAGGTTATATTCGTAATATGCAATCATACCTTCGTAATGGTGATTGGGTTGATATGTTCTATGGTGAACATCAACAAGGTAAGATTCGTGGCCGGTGTATAGCACTTGCTTATTATTGGTCTGGCCCACGCAAAGGCCAACCTAAAAGAAATGTAGGAACTTTTTACCCAGATACGGGTGAAACTTATACACAAGAAATGTTTGAAGAGGATAATGGATATGAGCGACCAAAAGAAGACACCGCTGGATAACGTATTGAAAGGCCCGTGGTCAGGAAAGATCGGAAAAAGACAAGTAAAACTTCCTGATACGGATGTTATTGAACTTCAAGAAAAAATTGAGTTTGCTGGAGAGCTGACTCAAAGCTTGATGATTCAGATGATCCATACAATGAGTGAAAATAGTATTGTTGTTGGTAATAAAGATTTTATTCGTGATATGGCTATGATTATTGAGTTGGTTGAGGGCTCTATTTACAGAGATATGAAAATGCTCCATCCAATACATAATTTTGTGGAAATGTTTGTTGATATTATGGAATCTGGTGACACATATGATACAAAGGTTGATTTTAGTACCATTGTTGAACTTGCAAAATTGATAGAGGATGATGATGAAGAAGATGACCCCGAAATTTCATGAGCCATTTAGCCCAACAATTCTAGAGACTACAGTGACACAGCGATTTGTAAATATCGTTAATAATGTGTCTGATGATGTTCTTTCTAGTGATGAAAAGAGTAAGAAGTGGGATTGGTCACACAAGCTTGTTGGTAAGGTGAGTAAGGAAATTCTAATTCCTCTTACTGATGAAGAGGAAAAGTTATATCTACTTAAAATTGTGAAACAAGGATGCCTTGATTATCTAAATTATCACATTGATATTAAAAGAAACAATCCTTGGGCAAAGATGAATAATGGTAAAAAACCTACATTGAATAATATTCATTTAGATCACAGCTGGGTAGTCAGTCAGTATGCTGGTGACTTTAATCCTTATCATCACCATAATGGGGATTTATCTGGCGGTATTTATCTCAAGGTGCCAGAGGGCATGAACGATGAATGGGACGAAGAATTTCAAGATCACTATCCTGCAAGAGGATTGATCGAATATTCATATGGTGATACTCAAGGATTTAGATGTGACAATTTAAAATTCAAACCAGAAGTAGGAAAGTTTTTAATATTTCCCTCTTGGTTAAAACATCTTGTGTATCCATTTTCAGTAGAGGGCGAGCGGCGTATGATGAGCTTCAACGCCTCAGTGATAGATAAATAAAACGAAGGATTAAGAAAATTATATTAGTTGATATGAATCAGATTTCAGTTGCATCCGTAATGATGCATCTGCACATGACAAAGCAGACCGCACCTGATGAGGATATGGTTCGCCATATGATCCTCAATTCCCTACGCATGTATCGCATGAGATTCTGCGATGAGTATGGTGAGTTGGTTCTGTGTTATGACTCCAAGCATTATTGGCGGCGGGACTATTACCCTGAGTATAAGCACAGTCGTAAGAAAGGTAGAGCTAAATCTACAAATGATTGGGATGCTATCTTTGGGGTGTTGAACGCAATCAAATCTGAACTGAAAGAGTTTTTCCCATACAAATACCTTGAGGTATATGGTGCAGAGGCAGATGATATTATTGCTGCTCTTGCTGGTGAGTTGGAGTTCGACAACGGCAAGACATTGATCCTGTCTGGTGACAAGGATTTTATTCAGCTGCAGAAGTTCCGTAATGTAACACAGTACAGCCCAATCACCAAGAAATTTGTGAATGGAGTTGACCCATATATCTATCTTGATGAACATATCCTAAAAGGCGACAGTAGCGACGGTGTTCCTAATGTGTTATCGCCAGATAATACCTTTGTAGATGGCATCCGACAGAAACCTCTAAGTAGAAAGAAGATTGCTGCGATGATTGATGGGGATTTTCCAAATGATGAGGTTAAACGTAACTATCAAAGGAACAAGAAGCTGATTGATTTGAAAGAATCACCACCTGAGTTATTTATTGAAATATTGAAAGATTACCAAGAGGCACCAGAAGGTGACCGAAGCAAACTACTAAATTATTTTACACAAAAGAGGTTACGCAACCTCGTTGAATCAATCAACGAATTTTGAATTGGGAGAATTTTAATGGCTATTGACACATACACACGCAGTTTCGCAGAGATTTTGACGCAAGTTTCTAAGACTAAAAGTAAGAAGGAAAAGGTTACTTTTCTGAAGCATTACCAGACAGATGCACTTCGCATGATCTGCAAGTCATCCTTTGACCCAAAAATTGTTTGGGAACTTCCAGAGGGCGATGTACCATACAGGATGAATGAGGCCCCAGAGGGAACAGAGCATACC